CTCGCCACCGCGCAGGTCAATGTTCCGCCGCCGGAGACCCTGCCGGCGCCCGGCGAGAACCCATACGAAGCCGCGATGCAGCTGTTCCGTGACAACGCAGCTGAGATCGAGCGTATGTCAATACCGGCCAGCCTTCTGGGCGACGTTCCCACCTTCGGTGAAGGTGGGATTCCAACGTGGTCGCAGGGCCCGGAAATCCCGCGCGTCTCGCCCGAAGAATTCGCACAGCGCTCCGGTGCGACGGACTTCGGCCAGCTCGACCGACCCACGCTGGCCGCGCCGGTCACCCCCGCCGCGCCGACGATCACCGAAGCACCGCGGCGCATGACCCTCGCCGAGGTGACCGAGCACGGTCGGGCGCGCGCCCGCGGCGCCGAGCATCGCTCCTGGAGCCAGATCAGCGCATTCGAGGAATGCGGCGTACGCTACGCCCTGTCCGACCTCGCAACCACGCCGGCGTGGTGGAACGTGGGGGGAATCGCGGTGCACTCGGCCATCGAACGCATCAATCTGACCGTGCGCAGCGACCCGAGCGTCCTGGACAAGGCCACCACCCAGGATCGCCTGTGGGACGAGGCTTTCCGAATCACAGTCGCGGAGACCGAATACACCTCCGGCGTGCCGCACGCAGCCTGGAGGGCAGCCAACAAGGGCGCCGAGGCGTACGACTGGTGGCGGGTCGAGGGTGGCCTGATGGTCGAGCGCTGGCTGGACTTCCTGCGCATGCAGTATGAGCTTGGCTGGCGGATCGAGATGGTCGAGCAGGAGCTGTCCCTGCCGGTGACCAATGTCGAGGTGCCAGTGACGGCCATCCTTGACGTGGTGCTCCGCCACGTCCGGCGGGGTTGGTGGTGGATCATCGACATCAAGGCCGGCAAGAGCGCACCAAAGGACGGCTTCCAGCTCGGTGGCCTGTATCACTGGGCTCTGTGGGTGCACGTCCGATCCGGCGCTACGCAGGCGGTCTACCTAGATTCGGACCCGACCATCGCTCAATCGTTCTGGCTCGCCCGTACCGGCGAGGTGAGGAGCACCCTCGGCGTTCCGTGGCCGGACGTCGTCCAGCGTGTGTCCACTATGGACGCCATGGAGCGCCAGGGGTTCTATGTTCCTCGCCCGGGCATCTTCTGCGGCAGCTGTGAGGTCCGCCACCAGTGCCCGAGCGGGCCGCAATGAACCGCTGGCTTTCGCGCTGGTGCGTCTATTCCGAACCTCGGGACTGGTGGGTGGGCCTGTACATCAGCCCCACTCATCTGTACTTCTGCCCCGTGCCCTGCCTGGTCTTCCGCTACCGGCGGGCTTGACACAGCTACACGGATCAACTAGCGTGGTTGACATAGCTGGTGGCGACCATACGACGGACCGACGGGGGTCGTCGTCAGCGCCTGCAACGATCAACGACAACGACGAACGAATCGAGGCAACACCGTGACCTATCCCGGTCAGCAACCTGCGGCGCCCGAGCGCCCGACGCTCAAGGCGCCGGTAGCCGGCAACAGCATCCCGCTCAACCCGCGCAACCTGATGGGGCGCGCCTGCATCTTCATCGTGCACAGCGTCGACCTGAACGCCGTCCACCTCGGCAAGCGTCGTCCGTCCAGCATCTCCGACATCTACGTGATCGACGGCGAGGGCCCGATCATCTATGGCGACCGACAGGGCGACTCGCCGAATCCCCCGACGCACAAGGTGGAGGTTCCGGCGTTCTTCTCCAGCGTGCTGATGTCCGGCACGTGGGTGGACCACATCGCGCCGTACGTCGGCACCAACCAACCTGTGGCGGGGCGCTGGCGTCTCGGCGATCGGGTCACCAACGGCAACAGGGCGATCATGTTCGTCAAGCTCGGTGGAGACCTCGATCCCCGTGCCGCCGAGGGCGCCGCCGTCGGTGATCGCCTGATCGACCTGCTCGTGGCCCATCGGGCCGGTCAGTGGACCCCGCCGGAGCCGGTCTCCCTGATCGCGCCGGCGCCGACCTCCGGGGCACCTGGCATCCCGCAGCATCCTCAGGTGCACTACGGCCCGCCGTCGGCCACGCCGAGCCTCCCGCAGGCCCCCACCCTGCCCAAGCCCCCCGCGTTGCCGACGGCCGCCCCGGAGGGCTGGCTGCCGGGGCTGGCCACGCTTGGCTGGACTCCGGATCAGTGGGCCCAGCACTACCCGAGCATGTCCCAGGCCGACCGCGACCAGTGGGCGGCTGCGGCGCTCCAGCCGACGCACTAGGGTCGGGTGACTCCCCGCCCCGTCGGACATGGACGCCGGCCGACTACCACAAGGCGGCATGATCCTCCGGCGGGGCGTGGTGGAGCAGACTTATCGACGGGCGTCAACGTCACCGCCGCGGAGATGCAGCCGCGGAGCACGGAAACGATGGACAGAAAGCGGTCAATGTCACTGATCCGCAAAGACCTGTCCGGCGCCCAGGCACAACCCCCGACCGACCCCAGCCAAAGTCCGCGACGGCGTCAACCACGGCGCGGATTGGTCGGTCGGGGCAACCCGAGGTAGCTCAGCGGAAGAGCTGTCACATGCGTTCACGGTCCGCCGGCCTCTGTGATGGGCGCAGGTTCGAGCCCTGCTCTCGGGACGTGAATATCAACTTGTCCACGCTCGTGCTGTTCATGGGCACCGGCGCGGGATGTAGCCTGCTCGGTTACGCAGTTGGCCTTATTGTTCGCGCCGGCCAACTGAGAGCCTCCCGCAAGCTGGCCGCCCTGTACCGGAGCCAGCGCACCGACGGGGACGCCCTGGATGCCAACGTCCGCCGCGTCCGCCAGCACGAACGCGACCTGCTCGCCCGCGTATTGATCGAGTAGGGCGTGCCGGCCATGGAGGTCTACGGACGCAGCGCCAGCATGATCGACCTCATCGCGCTAGCCGAACGGGAGCTGCGCCGAGCGTCCGACGTTCAGGTAGCCCAGCTCGATCTGATCAAAACCGCCGATACCATCATCATCAACGGACTTAGGGACAAAACATGACACAGCGCGAGCTGCCCATCGGCCTGGAAGTTCAGGGCGCCACGGTCCCCGGACCGGACGGTCGCGTGTGGGGCCAGATGAACTTCACGGTGTTCAATGCCGCCTGGCGGATCGTCCTGCCGCCGGAACTCCTGGAGCGCGCCGGCGAGATGGTGACGGCGCAGTTCGCCGAGCTTCTGGAGCTGGTGCGCCAGGGCAACGGCGAAACCCTCATCCGGCCGACCAACGGTCGCCTCATCCTCCCGCCGGAGGTGAAGTCGTGAGCGCGGGCAGCGTCGGAGCGGCGTGGGGCGTCCCTCTGCGCGTGCGCTACCGCCACCGCGGCCAGCACCACCAGCAGGCCGGCCGAACGCCGCTGCTCCAGCTGCTGGCCATCCTCGCCCTCCAGGCCGGCCGGCGCACGCCGAGTCTGATCGCCCTCGGGGATCGCCTCGGCCGCCGCGTCCGTCAGCACGTCGACCCGTTCGACGCGGACACCCGGCGGGACATCCGTGCGGCCTGGACGGTTCTGGCTACCGCAGCCCTGCTCTGGATTCTCCTGAAGGTCCTGTTGACGGAGCTACCCCGCATCGGTTAGGCTTGTCCTGTCAGTCGGGGACAGGGAAAACACAGGGAGATCGAAATGAGCAACGACATCGAATTTCCAGAAGCCGTATGTACCAACAGTCAGCCACACGGCAAGCACCTGATCGCCGGAACATGGCGATCTGAATGCCCTGGCGTGGTGACTGAAGTTCACAGTACGCGGACCACCACCAAGTACGGCACGTGGATTCAGTTTGGCGATGGCGGACTGACCATCGAGGACAACGTGACCGAGGCACTCGGCGAATTCGGCAATGATGCATGTTTCGACATCGAGGCGATCGTGACTGAGTACCGCGCCGCCATCAACGCTGCGCTGCCGGCCGGCTGGAGCCTCGACGGCAACGACTTCCACGGGCCCGCCGATCGGCGCACGGTGGACGCCCAAGCTGTGATCGGACTGGCGCTCATTCTGGCCAACGGCGGATCGAACCACGACGGCTTCTGGAACATCGTGGCCAAGCACGAGAAGGCGGTTTCGCGATGAGTGAGCCGTACGTCGGTCCGGCGCCCTATGCGCCGGCCGGCGCCGGCCTGGAAGCCGCTATCACGGCGCTGGAGATCGAGCTGAGGGCCGTCCGCGCCGATCTGGCGGCCGTCCTGTGCCTGATCCCCGATCTGTCCGCCGCGGAGCGCGCCCGGATCGAGCAGGCGCCCATGGGCATGTGGCGTCAGACGATTGCCTCAATCCCAGAGCCAACCGTCCTATGGGATCGTGACGGCGATGAGTGGCGCCTGGCCACTATCAAGGGCGTGACCGGATGGGTTATCAGCGACTGGGACAACAACCCCTGGCCGCTGGAAATGGTCGGGAGCAGATTCGGTCCGATAACGTTCAAGCGCCCAGAGTCTATCCGATACTCATGGGATGCCTGATGGCGCCCCGGAGTCACACCCAGGCAGGCTACCTGCACAGCGATGAGGCCGCAAAGCTGGCCGACGTCGCCACCGCGACGTGGACGCACAACAGCCGGGACCCACAGAGCGCCATCCCGGAGCCGACCAAGCGTTGCGGCACCTGTGGCCACTGGTTGTGGCGTGAGCTGGTGGTCAAGCGCTACCTGGATGCCAAGAGTGCCCCGCCGGCCCAGAAGACCCACGACGCGATCGTGAGGCTCATCGACGGGAAGCGTTCGGAGTCTGACATCGCGTTCCGACTGGGCATCCACTGGCGCACCGTCCGTCGCCACCTGCACGGCGAGTGTTCCTGCGCGCCGCTTGACGTCTAGGAGACTTGACAAGCCTAACCGATAGCGGGTAGGCTTGTCTTGCAAGTCAGGGACGGGGAAGACACAGGGAGTCGACATGTTCCGCACCAAGATTTTCAGCCGCAACGGCGTTGAGGCCTACGGACAGACCCACGACGGCATCCGCACCTACACCGTTACCGACCCGCGCACTGGCGCCAGCTTCACCAACACGATTGCCGCTCTGGTGATCGCCAAGGCGAACGAGCTGGCCGACCGTCCGGACCCGGGACCGTCCTGGGACGACCTGGAGCGCGCCGAGCGTTCCACCACGCTGGCCATCGCCCGCGAGCGTCTGGCCGAGCAGAACCGCCAAGCCTCAATGCTGGCCGGCGGCGCCGGCGCCGCCAACCGCCTGAGCGACCCTGCGGCGCGCAAGTTGGCCGAGGGCATCTCCCGCGGTGGAACGCTCCTGCGCGGCTCCAACGACCGGTACGGGCTCGCGGACCTGCGGATGCTCAAGAGCCTCGCGCGCCGCGGGTGGGCCACCCTCGACAGCGCCGTCCGTCCGACGCGCGCCACGATCACCAAGGCCGGCGTAGGCTTCCTGATCTACCGCGAGGTTACCGAGCCCAACGGTGGGGTGGTCACCGGCCGCAACCTTGCCGAGCCCGGTACCCCCTATCGGAAGTAGCTTGACAGTGCTACACCGTAGCGGTTAGACTTGTCTCATAGCAACACGGAGACAACACAGGGAGCCAGCCATGATCGCACTTGTCACCCTCACCGCAGGTGTCCTCACTCCCGACTCGACCGTAACGGTCGATGGCGCGACCGCCCAGGTTCCGGCCCGCGATCTGACGCACGGTTCGGACTTCCCGCAGGCCCGCATCATGGACGCCATCCGGACCCTCGGCTGGACCCCGGACCGGTTCCTGGGTACCTGGAAGCAGGCCAAAAGCGGCAACTTCGCCACCTTCGCCGTCAAGGTCGCGCAGTGAAATTGCGCGTACTGATCGCCTGTGAATTCAGCGGCCGAGTGCGGGACGCATTCACCGCACTCGGCCACTCGGCCGTCAGCTGCGATCTGGAGCCCTCGGAAGCGCCCGGCCTGCACATCCGTGGAGACGCGCTGGAAATCGCCTACCGGGGCACGTGGGACCTGATCGCTGCCTTTCCTCCATGTACCTACCTGACCAAGAGCAACGCATGGCGCTGGGACGCCATCGCCGAGGAACGGGCACGGGCGTTGGAATTCGTGCGGGAATTGCTCGACGCACCGGCGCCAGCGGTGGCACTGGAAAATCCGGTAGGTGCGATCAGCACCGCGATCCGGCCTGCGGATCAGTACGTCGAGCCGTGGTGGTTCGGAGACCCCTGGCAGAAGAAGACCGGCCTGTGGCTGCGCGGCCTGCCGAAACTGGTGCCGGCGGTCGAGCGTAGGCCCGAGGGTGTCCTACCGTGGTGCCAGGCGGGCTACGGCCCGCGGCGCGCGGACGGTACACGCAGGCCGGGCGGTGCGGTGCGCAGGGTGGCCGACCGCAACCGCACATTCCCCGGCATCGCCGAGGCTATGGCCTTGCAGTGGTCAGCATACTTGACACAGCTACACGTAGTCGGTTAGACTTGTCCCATGACAACGACGAAGACCCTCAAGGCCGGAACTGTCATTTGGACCGGCAAGCGCCCGGTCGCCCACACGATCCGCAGCAGCCGTCGGTTGAGCAACGGGACCATCGTCTACATCGACCGCAACGGTATCGCCATCCCGGCGACCGAAATCACCAAGGTCGGCACATGAACCGGGGAGCCGAACGAGAGACTTACACCGTCACCTGCGACCTGTGCGACGGAACCGGACAGCGATTCGACACCACCTGTGTGGACAAGGTCAACGCCGGCCCCTTCGCGCACCAGTGCTCGCGTTGCTCCGGCCGCGGTACCCGAACGCTGGTCAGGCTCAACTCAGGTCCCTCGGCTGCCGAGCTTGGCGCCCTGCCAGAGTGGGACGATACGCAGTCCCTGGCGGATTGGTGGAATGAGTAATGGCAGACCCGAATGCAGGTCTCGGCTTCACGATCGCGGACATCCTCAACGGCCACGCCGCATGCCTGCGCGACAAGATCTGGAGTGACCTTGGCTGGGAATGAGCCGGGCTATCCGGTCGGGGGGCGCGGTGAACGGGCTCATCCCGACGGGTGGTTTCCGCAACGGCCGGCTGACAGCGAAGGGCCCATGAGCGGACCAATGCCACCGCGGCATCGACCACCACCAACCAACACGCATCCGGACACCCCGAGGGGATCGAGCAGCATGAGTATGACAAACAGCCAGGCCGTCGAGGTCATGAACACCGTCAAGGAAAAGATCTCCGAACTCCTCGGCACCGCCAGGGCGTTGGCTGATGAGATCGATAGCCAGTACACAGAGGCCATGGGCGCCAGCGCGGTAATCAAAAACGATGAGATGCTGCCGGCCCTGGCTGGACTGGTCGATGCGAAGGAAGCCGCGGATCAGCTGGTCGAGCACCTGTCTGGCGCTTGGGACGTGATCGACCGCACCAACTAGCCTGATACGAACAGACCCCCTCGATCTCAGCAGGGGGGTCTGTTCGTATTCAACGGAAGGACATCGGGAGAGCCCATTCAGCGTAGCGCACTGGCCGCCAGGAGCACGAGCACCGGAGCCAGCATGACTGCAACCACGACGGCGCCGGACATCGCGTAGTACCGTACCGCCTCGATCATCGGACCGGCCCGACCTCAGGCGCCGTCGGCGCGGGGTCCGCGGTCGGAGTGATCTGGCCGCGGATCAGCGCGACCACTCCGACGATCAGCACGTTGAGCGCGCCGACCGTCGCCGGCGGAACGTCGAAGTGCCACAGGGCCAGTGCGCCGACAACGACGCTGGCGAGGTACGTGAACGCCGTAGGCGCCAACGGGCGGGTCCGTGCGGCCGTCCAGGCGCCCGCCAGGGCGTTGAGCACCAGCACCACCGCGCCGTCCCAGCCGGCCGGCAGCGAGGTGCTGACGGGGGTGAGGGTGGCCACCAGCCCTAAGCCGGCGGCGATGGCCGCGATGATGAGCGCCGGTTCGCGGCGAAAGGTCAGCTTATTCATGATCTTCTCCCTTGATATGGCGCTCCAGCTCTCCGCGGGCCTGCGCTACGGCCAGTATGAGCATCTTGGCGAACGGGATGGGGGAAATGATCAGCCAGGCGATCAGGCGGACCCAGGGACGCGCCGTGTAGTCCGACCCGAACGCCACGCCGGCGGCCGCCAGGAGGCCGACGACAACGTAGACCACCGCGGTGTACGCAGTGATCCGACCGAGGGCCGACCTCCACCAGCGGATCAGCACCGTCCGCCCGGCGTACCCAAGGGCGCCGAAGAAAAAAACCAAGATCAAAGCGTTGGTGACCTGGTCTAACAGCATGATCAATCATCTCTCATGTACAGTCGCGCAATGCGCGGTGAGAGGTGATTGTCCTCCAGGAGTCTATGTAGCGCTCTGGCCACTCGGCCGACCTCCGGCCCCAATGCGCGCTGCCTGGCCAGGGCGTCTGTCGCTTCTGTGTCGACCTCAGGTGCGATGACCGGTTCCGGCGGGCGGCGGCGCCAGAGCTTCACGGCCCCGCCCCCGTTCCGTCGGTGGGCAACGCGGACAGCGTAGCCTCCGCGACGTGTGCCGTCACGAGCAGACGATCGGTCTGTCGCGAGGCCGTAAGCGCCACCTCCCGCCACTGGGCCTCCCTGGTCTGCGCCTCGGTCACGCGCTCCTCGTACCCACGGACGATACGGTCGAGCGTCCTGCGCGGCACGAGGGCACCGCGCAGGATCGCATAGACGACCGCCCCGAGAATCGCTACAGCGCCACCTCCGACGGTCGTCGCGCCGTCGAAGTGGGGAAGGAGGGCGCTCACGCGATCAGTGTAGGGGCGCCGCGGTGCGCTACTGACCGTCGATCGCGTGGCCGGCCGCCACGCCGGCGGCGCGTTCGGCCTCGGCCAGGCGGTGCTGGAGGTCGGCCACCAGCGCCTGCAACGGACCCACCGCGTCATGCACGGCGTCTACGATGGCCGCCTTGATCGCCACTGCGTCGACATTGCCGCCACCGTCGTGGATCGCCAGCACGAGGCCGTCGATGGCCGCCTTCACCGCGGCGTCGCGCGCCGCGTCCGCGGCCTGGTTGGCGACGATCTTCTCTGCCAGGCCCTTGATCTCGTCCGCCCGGTACCAGGTGTAGCCGATGGCGGTGCGGAACAGGTTGTCCCCGTACGCCGGCCCACCCGGCGTGAAGCCGGCCCCGATCTGTTCGTCCCAAACGCTCATGCTGGACCCCTCTCCATCAAGGATGAGCCGGTCGAGGTCGGCCGTACGTCGGCCGACGCTGTCCCGGAAGTACGACCGGTGTGTGTGGGACAGGTGCGAGCTGTCACCGGTCGATCGGATGCCCAGGGCATCCCAGCGCCGCACCGTGGTTCCGTCGCCCGTGTAGATCACCTCGCGGATGTCGCGGGTGAGCGGGTGGCCGGCCCGGCACAACTCGGCCAGCCTGGCGTTGTACTGCAACCATGTCAGTCCGGCCGCACCGCGGCGGCCGGACCATTGGCCGAGGTCGAGCGCTGACGCGTCGTTGGTGCCGGGTCGATCCCGCGGAGACTCCCGCTTCGAGTAGTCCGAGTCCAGGCGACCGACACGGGCGAGATCGTCGTTGCCCTCGTGGTACCCGCCGGTCGCGGCGTGCGCCGGGTCGCCCACGATCCCGACGGCATCGCCGGGTAATCCCGTGACCCCGAGCAGGTACTTACGTACCGCCAGCAGGTCGGCCGGGGCGTCTGTCATCGCTCCCCCGATCAGAATGTCTTGATGTGCAGCGTCCGGTCAGCGAATGTGCCGGTACTAGCACTGACGCGGTATTTCATAGTGAATGTCGTAATTCCCGGAGCCAGGCCGGTCAGCGGGAACGATCCGCTGAACCTCGTGACGTTCGTGCTGGCGATGTAGATGGCGCGAGTGTCCGCGGCGGCCGACACGTTGGCGCCGGAGGTGGTGAAGCTGGCGTAGGCGTGGTTTCCGCCCACGTTGCTGATCTGCGTGCTCAGCACCACCTCGACGATTCCGCTGTCACCCACCGTCACGGTGACAGTAGGACCGACGGTCGCCAGGTCGGTGAAGGAGGTCGAGGTGGTGGTCTGCGACGTGGCGACCGTCGCCTGCGTCATCCCGGCGAGCCGGTTTGACAGCTGCTCCAGCTCGGCCGAAGTCGGATACTGCCCGGCGTTGAACAGCGGCGACGTCACAGCGCGTTCACTCCCATTCTCCACCCCTTGACCGGGCTACCCGCTGCAATGGTGACGCTGACGTTGTTCTGACCGCGGACGACCGTGATCGCCTGAAGTGGCCGGAGCGCCAGCACGATGGCGCGGCTGATGGCCGCGCCGCCGCCGGTCGTCACCGTGAAGCTCCCGGACGCGATGGCGGTTGCGGTGGTCTGGATCACGTGGTCCACAACGATGTGCATGTCGTTGCCGGTGGTCAGTGCCGTGTCGATGTCCTCGGTGGCGCCGGCGATCGTCGCTACCGACGTAGCGTCGTCCTGGCGCCAGCCAACATAGAAGACCACACTGCCGTCGCGAACGACCGACAGGCCCGGATAGGCGATGTTGGTTGCCGACCCGTTGAGCTGCGCGATGGCGGACGGAACGGCCATGCTGCCGCCGCCGGCCTCCAGCGACGCGCCAGGCGCCGGGATGATCCGGGCGTAGGTGTCGTCGCCCGCCGCACCACCCGTGAAGCTGACCGTCGGTGCGGGGTCCCCCGTCTGGAAATACTTGCCGAACACCCGCAGATTGCTGCCGTCGCAACCGGGAAGCAGGGTCCAACCCGTCGGGGTGTTGACCGTACCTGTGCCGGATGAGCGGATAGCGGCCACCAGAACCATGGCGTCCCCCGGGTTGAGGGAGGCCGGAATACCGGGCGCGACCGACGCGCCGTTGTTTCCGGTCGCCGCGGTGCCCGGCGTTCCGACGGTGATCGTCTCAGTGGAAACGGCGGTCACTCGCACCGCCTCGCCGCCGGACTGGAAGAAGTACGGAACCCTGGTGCTCCAGGTAGGCCCCAGTGACGTGGCCACCCTCCAGGCCGTGCTGGAGGTTGTCTGCGTGTTGGCCAGTGCGCTGCCCCCGGTTTCCACCTGCCACACCTCGTACGTTCTCGCGGGGATGGTGCTGAACTTGATGGTCCGCCCATTCTGGCCGAGCGTCTCCGTTGCGCCGATGGCCATCAGTTCCAGCGTGTCCGGCGGAAGCCAGCGCGATGATCCCGACGTGTCGATGGCCATCGTGTCGCCCGCGAAAATACTGGCGACCTGCGCGGCAAGGGTCGGGTTGGAGATGAAGACCGGCCGCGTCAGATCCACGGTAACGCTGTCGTACAGCTGCTCCAGCCAGGAGCCGATGTGCGCCGCCCACGCGGCAATCGGCTGCATCTGGACGTCCCGGTATGCATGGTAGGGCGGCGCCACGTCGTACTGACCGATCCCGGCAGGCGGGTCGTAGATCGTCCCGTGGTAGCCGTCGGCGACGGTGATCGCATAGTGCCCCGAGGAGCCGCCATCGCGCTGTGCGGTGACGTCGTTGGTGCGCGCCAGAGTGTCGCCGGACACCGGGTTGAGGTGGTCGGACAGGTGCGCCGTCGGCGCGCGGTATGTCAGCCAGGCTTTTGGCGCCTGGCTGTAGAGCGATCTCCGCGGCCGCCAGAACCCGGCGAGGGCGTCGCGGGCATCGCCGATCAGCCCCCCGTCGACCGCGTTCGCGTCCTCGATCAGCTCGCGGAACGTGGCAATCCTCTGCGGCCCGACCTTCTCGCTGAACTCGATGCCGTCGGACGTGGGCAGCACCTCCAGCGCGAGGCCTCGGTCCGCGTACAGCCGCTCGATCCGGTATCCGGCCGTGTCGCCGGTGAATGCCCGGGTCCCCAGGGTTCCGGCGGGGACCGTGGGGCTGATGAAGTCGGCGAAGCCCGTCGTTTCGTTGCCTACGGCGAAGTGGCCGACGCTCACCCCGTCGGCCGGCTTGCCGTTGAGCGGTAGGTCGACGATCACGTCACTGGGGCTGAACAGGGCGCCCATCCAGGTGCCCATGGTCACACCAGCGACGGCGCCGGTCAGCAGCGCCGTCGCTGTCTCGGGCTGACCTACCACCAGGATGTTGAAGTCCAGGTTGGCGCCGTTCTGCCTGATCTCTATGGAGATCGTAGTGTCCCCGTCCCACAGGATGTCCTGGGCGACGACGTCGGGCGCGTCGATGGCGTTACCGCCCGAGTCGTAGAGCCACGCCTCGATTCGCTCGGCCGGGCTCACGGTGTCGTCGCGCAGCCACAGCTCGATCCACCCCAGCGTCCCGCCGGAGAAGTAGAGCCGGTAGAGCCGCGCACCGTCCACAGTGGACGAGGGAACGTGGCAGACCGTGATGAATTTGTACTCGCCAGTCGCCACGTGTGTCGGGGCGATGAATTCGAGCTGAGAGCCTGTTGTGAGCGTGACAAGTCGAGCGCTGACGGGGTGGGACGTGTACGCGCCGAAGCCAGGAAGACCGAAGATCGTCGGAGTTGGGCCGATCTCGGAAGTGATCTCGGTAGTACCGGCATCGTCCTCCAGGGCCCAGTAGGCGACCATCGTGGACCGACTGTCGGCCGTCGTGAGCGACCGCAGGGCGGGCGAAAGGGCCGGCTTAGTGCCGGCCTCCAGGCGCCGTGACTGGCCTACGATCTCGCATCCGACCACGGCATCCGCGCCGCCGGCCAGGGCCCACGTCGGGGACCGCCGCGCGAGTTCCCCGACAATGCGTATGTCCGACGCACCGACGCGCACGCGGCCGAGCGTATTGTCTCCGATCTTGCCGTACCACGGACTGTACGGGTTGTCGTTGTTCAGGTAGGCGTCCGGATCGTAGACCTGGAACGTCGCGCGTGTCGGACGGTACTCGGTCCCGCGGGTCGTCGAGCCCCATTCGATCGTCACCGCACTACGTCCGTCCAGGCCCTGCACGCGCACCCGTCCGGTGCCGTTGACCTCGGTCCAGGCACCGTCTATGTAGAGCTCTACATGAAGATCAACCGTCGTCATGCGGGCTGAATCCGTCCGCCAGATCCGACCTTCCACCGCAGGCGACCGCGGGCAAGAGCGTCGTTGAACCACGCGATCGCGAAGCTGTCTCCGCCATCATCGGCAACCGGTTGGACCACGATGGTCGACCCACCTCCGCCCCCGCCGGCCACACCGGTGACCATGCGTCGCGTTTGGTTCTCGTTGTAGACCCGGCCACTCGACCCAAGGTCGATCAGCTCCGGACCATGCTCACCAGCGACGATGACGCCGGACCCCGTGCCACCGGAAGCCATGAACCGGTGCGTGGACGGGCTCAGCGCTCCGCCCGCCGTGACCGGCGCGTAGCCGCTCTGGCTCACCTGGACGTTGACGTGCACCGTCTTGTCCAGGATCTTGGCGAGGTCCGCGTTCACATCGGCCGCGAACGCCGAGAACTCCTTCTCGGCCTCCTTCAGCTTCGGCCCGATTCCCGGCATCCAGCCGAACGCCGCTTCGGCTGCCTTGAGTAGCAGTCCCCAGCCCCAGAGGCCGAAACTCACAAACAGGGCGAAGCCGAGCTTGGTGTGCTCCCAGGTGTCACCCAGAACCGACGCGACCTTGATCACGGCCATCACGCCGAGGTAGATCGCACCGATAGCGGCCTGCGCGCCCACCCCGAACACAATGCCCAGGATCTCGCCGAACTGCTTCAGTTCGTCCTTATTGTCCGCGAAAGCCTTTTTGATGTTGTCCACCATCTGGATCACGACCGGGCCAGCCTCGGTGGCGAACTTCTCCACCGCGGTCAGAACCTTCTCGAAAATCGGGATGAACTTGTCGCCCAGGTCTGCCTTGAACATCTCCCACTTGCGCTGATATGCCTCGATCGCCGAGTATGCGTTACCGGACATATGCGATGCGGCGAGGTCGGCCGCCCCGGCGATATCGCCGAGTCCTTGCGCGGCAGTGTGAAGATCCAACCCGAACAGGGCGTCCTGAAGATCCTCGGCTTTGGTGCCGAAAAGGGCTGTTGCCATGGCATTCTGCTGCATGGGATCTTTGATCGCCCGCAGTTTGTCCAGGACCAACGCTAATGCCGCGGAGGCGCGTTCGCCGCCGGCGGCGAAGTCTGTGGCTAGTTTTTTCTGATTCAGGCCCAATTTCTGGAATGCACCAGAGACGGTGTCATTGCCTACTTCCTGGGCGAGGATCGCGATCTCTTTCAGGCCGTCGGCCACCGTATCCGCATCGCGGGCGCCGTGTTGCAGGCCCTGGCTAAGCAGGCCCATCGCTTGTTGTCCATTAAGCCCCAATTGGCGGAATTGGGTAGAATACTCGATAAACGTATCAAGCAGGTCGTCTGCGCTGTTCACGCCTTTTGCGATACCTGCATGAAGAAGGTTGAACGCTTCGTCGGCGCTTTTCGCCATGCCGGTGACGAGCATGTGCTGAATGGCCGAAGCCACCATTTTGCCGTCTTCGTCCATAGTGGTTGCCAGAGCAGCGATTTTCTCAGCCACAGCCTCGACAGTCGGAGCGATCTTGGCATTCATGACAGCAGGACTGGGCATGATATACAACGCGGCGTCACGCACATACGAGGAGGCTTCCTCGATTGACTCGCCCCAATTGTCGGTATAAACTTTCGCTGCTGACTTTGCGTACTTTTGCGCGTCCTCTGGCGACAGAAGTAGCTGGGCCTTCATCCGCCCAAGGTCGGCCGACCTCTCGATGGAGCCCTTGATACCTTCAGTAAGCAGATGTACGGCGGCCGCCGCACCGGCCATGGCCACGCCGATCGCGACCGCGGCCGCTTTTCCATATGGCCCCAGTTTGCCGAGAGCCTCGCCCGCAATGCCGGCGTGCTCCGTCAGGCCGTCCAGGAACCCACTGCCCCGCTCACCCACCGCGCCGAGTGCGTCATGCAGGCCGCCGGCGGACTCCGAAGCGTCGTCGGTTGACTGTGCCGCGTCCTCCATCGCGTCGGAAGCCTCGCGACCGGCCCGGCGCGCCGCGTTGCCAAGGTCGTCCATGGCATGGTCGGTCTGCTCAGTCTCGCGCTCGGCGTGGTTCAGCTCCTGTGTGAGGTCACGCAGGCCACGACGGTCGAGGTCGGTTCGGATGACAATCCGGGTTTCTTCTCCGCCGCTCACCAGTCGTCACCTCCGCCCATCTGCCCACCGTGGCCGCCCTCCGGTGTGCCCATTTTCTCGATCATCAGCAACCGGAGGAGCCCACCCCCCGGGAGATCCTCCGGTTCTGCGAACAGCGCCGACGGCAGGCATTTGAAGCGCTCGCAGATGCCGATCACCGTCTTCGCGTACTTCAGTTCGGCTGGCTCGCTGATGACCGTTCCATCATCAGCAACTCCTCCAGGGATGAGTCTCCAGAGGGCGAGCGACCGGCCAAAGGGCTGTCCTCCGGCACCTCCCACGCTGAGCGCTGGAGCGCACGCCAGATCTCCAGAAGCAGGCCGGCGGGAACCTGCGCCATTGCCTCGGCAGTGATCGGCAGAGGCTCGGTCCCCCCGTCGGCCCGCTGGACTTCCAGGTTCCAGCGGGTCACATACACCGCCAGGTTCGGCAGGACGAAGTCGTTGAAGCGATCGTCGTCGCTGTACTTGCCGCTGTCGGCGGCCAGCGCCAGGTGCTGGCCGCTCGACAGCGGGACAGCGTAGACCTCAAGACCTTCGACCTTGGTCTTGAGGAGACGCTCGGCGTTGACCACGAATCCCACGGCTTACCTCACGCCCACGTCGGCACGGTGCCGTCGGCAAGCACGCCCGGCGCCGTCCACGTCAGTTCGCCACTGGCCGCTCTGGTGAAGCTGTAGTCCGTGTACAGCAGCTCGCCCGCCAGGGTCTTGCCGCCGATCGTGAGCGTCGTGGTGCGCGCCACGCTGGTGCTGGGCACGGTGGAGAACACGGCGTGTGCCGTGGTGGTCGCACCGAAGTCAGCCACGCCGTTCAGCGTGACGCTGAGGTCGGCCAGCAGCAGCAGACGTTCGTAAGCGCTCTTGTCGATGCCGGTGACGTCCTGGACGCCGCGGGGCGTCGAGAACTGGAGATCGGTCACGTCGTTGATCAGCGCGCGGACGGTGCCGCCCGCGTCATCGACGCTGCACGTCGTCCAGCCGAGGCCGGTTTGCTTGGCCATGTCAGCCTCTCTTAACTCTCTGTGCTACCTGGTCCTGGTTCTCGGCGAAGCGTTCCAGCCACTCCGGCATCTTCATGGGCACCTGCCGGCTGAGCTGCGCCCGCCAGTCGCCGCGGTACGCGAGCAGGACAGGCGGGCGGATCGGCACGCGATGGTGACCGAGCTGAAAGGCGAAGCACGGCGTTCCGGGCGGGAAATGGAACTCGACCCACTGGCCGCCGGGGAGCCGCACGAGGCGCCAGGAGCGCTTCACCGGCCCACGGGCGATGTCCTCGGCCATTTTGCGGTGGTTCGGCTGCGCGAGGTCGAGCGCCACCATCCACTCCGACGTCCAGCGCTCACAGCCGAACTCCTCGCAGGTGGCCGCCCTCGTGTGGCTGCTCCGCGGCCGGACGGCGCGGAACGTACGGTAGGCGCGCGGCGGGCCGGCGGGCAGGATGCGGTTGAGCGGCATCAGAACACCACCGCCACCGGGTTCTTGCAGACCAGTACGGTGTAGACCGCGTTGCTGAAGGTGCCGACCGAGACGACGCGCACCCAGCGCTTCACGCTGACGTTGCCCGCGGTCGCGATCCTGACTGCCTGTGGCGCCGTGGTGAGGGCGACCGTCGTCGCACCGGTGATGTCCGCGTAAGGGTCGCCCGCTGCATCGTCGTTGGAGTGCTGGAGCTTGACTGTGACACTGGTGCCGGTGAACGCGGTGAGCTGCACGTACATCTGGAGGCCGAACGCCGTCGTACCGATGACCGCACCGAAGTCCAGGCCAGCGCCGTTGCCGGCCGCGCCGTCCGTCCGAAGGCCGGCGGTCGCCATCAGTCCGAACTCCACGCCGGAGCCGTTGCTCATGGTCTTGATGTCGACCAACAGTGATCCGTCGTTGCCGCGTTTGGGGTCGTAGCCGATCTGCTTCGCCACGACACCGGCGCCCACGGTCCCGATCGTCCCGCCCGGGTAGCGGACCGTGGCGATGATGTCAGCCGTCGGCAGGGCGGCGAACAGCGGATGGGACAGCGTCGGGTTGAAGTAGCTGACCCACTCCAGCGCGCCGTCACGCAGGCCGCCGAAGCGCTCATATCCCAGCTTGTCGATGCCGGTCATTTCGATCGGCATCGGGCCGCCGCCGATCTTGCCGATCGAGTTGACGTCCCCGGCGACCGACACGCCGTTGACCTCAAGGCCCATCCCGAGTCCGGTGCTCTTCGGTGCCATCGGCCTACCTCACCTGCGCCCACGCGCCATCGACGATCACATTGCATGTGATCGTCAGAACGCGAATCAGTCTCTTGTCGATATCGATGTATCCGCTATCGCTGGACAGCGGAGCTCCGGCGGACTCCCCACCCAGGGGATCGAAGTTCCCGATCACGTTGCCGCCGCTGTCGGTGATCTCCAGGTCGCTGTGCCACTGGTTGATGATCGCCACGGCGGCCGTCAGCATGGCGGGGTCGATGGCGTCCGCGTCCGCCTTGCTGCCCAGCGCGTTGCGGTACAGCCGGACGTTCCAGGTCAGCCCGGCGCAGGTGCTCGCGAGGGTCGAGCGGCGGGGGATGACGCGCAGGCCGCCCAGCCAGGCCGCGCCGATCAGCCCGTCGCCGGGGAAGGACTTCGGCTCGAACAGCGTGAGCGGGGCGGCCAGGACGGCCGCCGCGTCGGTCCGCGTGCGCAGCCAGGCGGCCAGGTTGGTGACGTCGAGGCTCATCCGAACCGCCTCAGGTACTTCACCAGCACGCCGCGGGCGATGCGCTCCTTGTTGGCCTCCAGCGCCGACCGGGCACGGCGGAACGACCAGTAGCCCTTGAACCGGGTGGATGAGTTGCGGGAACCGGTGCCCTCCAGCCAGGGCCCGTAGATCACGCCACCGTCGCTCACGACCGGGTCGCCTTGCATTCGATGGATGCTCACCCGGGATTCATAGAACCCCGTCGGATGCTTGAGGCTGGCGTGCAGATTGCCTTTGACCTGACTCAGGGCAAACGCTGCTTCGGCCTCTGCGATCTCGTCTTCGGCTCGACCACACCACGCGTCGATCTCCGACGGCATGTACTGCCGGCCAACCTGCATCTGGACATAGCGACCGCGCGCCATGTTGCGTTCACCCTGTCCCTTGCTTGCTTGGCGTCGGCGCGCGGGCGGAGCCCGGACCGTGGGGTTGATCTTCAGTTTTCAGGTCAAGCGGGGAGGGGATTCGAACCCCCCATGCTCTTGGCTCCCGGGAGCCTCACCATTCGAACCTAATCCGGCATCTCCCGCTGACCTTGTCGCGCATCCTACTCTGCGATGTGCAGCCCGGACATAGCGATCTCCAGGTGGCTCGGAGCGGGGGAGTCGCCTCCATCCCAGCGCTTCACGCTGGTCGCGACACCGGTCAGGCCGGACGCAAGGGTGATCCGGGAGCCGGGTGGACAGTTCGTGGCCAGTGGACACCGGATGGTCGCGATGGCCTCCGCGTCGTCGGTCGGGGCAACTGAGCGTGAGGTGTTGTCAGACTCCTCGACGATCCCGGTCACGGTCACCGCGGCGCCGTAGATCTCCACGCCCGAGCTGCTGACGCCCGCGTACGGGGCAATACTCACAGACTGACCAAGTTGCGCCAGCACGCTGGCGGGAATGCCGGCCATCCTCAGAACACCAGCCCCGGCCAGATCAGGGCCCGCGGTGCATTGCCGGTCAGGCCGGCCGCCCGCAGGATCTCCATCGCCTGGGGCGCGTAGCGGCCCGGCACCGAACTGCCCGCGGACGTCGAACCACGGGTCAGGCTGATACCGCCCACCGATACGCTCTGGTACTGCTCGACACCGAGGCCGTATGCATCGCCGGTCCCGATCGCGTAGGCGGCCTGCGCCACCGTTGCGTCCCGCAGTGCCGTAGCGACCGCGCTGTCCGTCGGCAGGAGCGTCGTGTCGTCCGTCGTGTAGATCGCCGTCGAGATCAACTCGTCGATGCGGGCGCTGGCCACCAGGAGCGCGCGGCGCATGCTGATCGTCGAGTCGGGCACCGAGGTCGAGTACGGCGAGTTGGCGTAGTCGCCGGTCGTCGCGTAGACCCGCATGCCGCTGGGCACGGCGCCAGGGTCGGCCTGAACCCAGACCAGTTGACGCGCCTTGCCCTTGCCGTCTCCGGTGATCGTGAAGCGCTCGATCCACTCGCCAGCCTTGGTCAGCTCGTAGAGCGCCCCGGTCCAGGGCGTCGCGGTGGCCGTCGCTGCGCCGGCCGTCATTGCAACTGACGTGATCGTCCCGTCAGGGTCTTCGACGGCGCACGTCACTGTGCCGCCGGCCGGCAGGTTGTCAGCCGTGCTGATCGATATGGTCGGCTGGCGCCAGTCCCCGACGTCGCGGACATCCGTCATGGTCTACCCCCTGTGTCGTGACCGGCAGCGCGGCTGCCCACAGCGTAGGCGGCCACCCTGGCGCCCGTCACGTATCCGCTGGTGCGGCCAGCCATGACGTACACGCCGGTGCGGTCGGCGCTGCTCGTGGGGCTGTATGCGGCGCCCGTACCGGTCGCCACCTCGGCAGCGGCGCTCGTGTTTCCGGACCCGTTGATGGTGGTGGCATCCAGGCCGGCCCCCACGCCCGGCGCGTATTCCGCCAGGCCGGCCAGCCAGGCCGCGGGATCGGCGGCCGCGCCCGTCGCCGCGCCGGCTCCGCCCTGGCCGCCGACTGCCGGCATCGCGCTGTCTGCCGCGCCCACGCCGGTCGCCACCTCCGCGGCGGCACTGCCGCTGGCGGTCACCGTCGCGTCGTTGGCCACACCGGTAGCCGCGGCGAGGCCGGCCTGGCCGGCGGCGGCCGCGACTGCGTTGTCCGCGGTACCGGTCCCGCTGGCGACCTCCGCGGCGCCGTTGCCGGTCGCGCTGACCGTGGCATCGTCGGCCGCGCCGGTGCCCGTGGCGACCTCGACGGCGGCCTGGACGTTGCTGCCGGCGTTGGCGGTCGGATCGTTGGCGGCGCCGGCCGCAGTGGCGCACTCGGCGAACGCGAAGACGCTGGTGGTTGGATCGGCGGCCGCGCCCGTCGCTGTTGGCCCGCTGTCCATCGCTGTGACAGATGCCAGGGCGTTGTCACTTGCGCCGACGCCGGTCGCGTTCTCGGCGGCCGCCGAGCCGCTCGCGGTCACCGTCGCGTCGTTGGCGGCGCCGGTGCTGGCCGCGTTCTCCGCCGCCGGCATGGCAGTGGCAGTCACCGTCGCGTCGTTGGCCGCACCCGTGCCAGCGGAGCCCGTGTCGTTGGCCTTGGTCGAACCGACCGCGTTGTCGGCCGCGGCCGTGCCGGCCGCGCCGGTGTCCTGGCCGCCAATCGATCCGGCCGCGTTGTCGGCCGCGCCGGTCCCCGCGGCATTCTCGGCGTTGGCGTTCGTACCGGTGGCAGCCAGCGGCAGGATCTCGAAGACGTTGTAGGACCACAGTGCGGCGCCCGTACCGCCGGCGTCGAGGTTCAGGTTGACGGTCTGGCCGGTACCCGTTGTCGTTGCAGCCTTGTAGACGCTGATGCCGTCCACGCCGGACGCGATGTGATAACCCGTCTCCGTGTCTGTCGAGGTCGGCAGACCGAGTGCGTTCCATTCGGTGCCGCCGGCCATGCCGAGCGAACCATCGACGGTGTTGACGTAGCTGACCGTCAAATTGTTGGTTCCACTGGTGCCCTGGCTGTGCGCGCCGATTGGAGCGGTCAGGTGGGCACCCGTGTAAACGGTCGGTTTGACGCCCTTGCCGCTGGTGGTGCCGGAGCCGGACCACGTAGCCGTCACGGTCATCGACGTGAGGGTGGCGCCTGTGTCGTTGCGTCCCCAGAAGACGGCGATCGCACCACCGCTGGAGCCGACCTGGGTGGTGCCGATCTGAGTGAAAGAAACAGACTTGTTGTTGGTCAGCGCGCAGGAGATTCCGGTTGTCGCGCTGTCCGCGCTGGCGACCACGATGATCAGCGTTGCGTCGCCGGGGGAGAACGCCGTCGAGGTGACGGCAGCACCGGACGTCCCCGTGGTGAACGCCGGATCGAGGGCAGGTGCGACCGCCACGGAGGGCTACCCCCGCAGGCCGATGCTGCCGATGTCCTCGAAGGTCTCCAGGCCGAGGGAGGCCAGCTTGCTCGCGCTGACCAGCAGCGCGCCGCCCGGGTTCACGGTGCCGACCTCGACATCGTTAATCAGCAGGGTCGATTCCGCCGCGACGCTGTTGCGCGACAGACGAACGTTGATCAACGTCCGCGTATCGTCATGGAACGTGATCGTGACCTCGAACACACTCCCGTCGGAGCCGAACTGGATCACGACGGGCGACGACAGTGGTCCCGAATTGATCGAGACCGGGCTGTTACCGGAGTGCAGCCGGAGCCCGGTCACAGCGTGAACCGGAAGATGCCGTTGGCGTGCCACACGGCCGTGAACTGGCCGCTCGTGACGCTCTGCGTGCCGCCGAAGTAGTTGAAGCTGGCGCCCTGATCCGCGACCGGCGTGGTCAGCGTATCGTCGTAGACGAGCGCACCGAAGATGCCCGAAAGGGTGGCCGCCGAACCGGTTGCCGTGTCCGCGGCGTCGAAGAAGACGACGGCCGACGTCGCGCTGTTCAGGCTCTGCGACGTGAGCGCGATGCCGCCGGCGGGAGACTGGACACTCTGGCTCACCTCGTTGCCGCTCACCCATGCGCCCGCGTTGTACGCACTGTTGGCGCTGGTCGCGTTCTGGTCGGGCGTGCCGGTGTTGCCGAACCAGGCCGCCTTGAACGTGTCCGCGTCGAAATCCATCGCGGTCGTGTTGCCCAGCACGTCGGCCAGCATCGGCCGGAAGATCTTGGAGTTTGACCAGGCCATTACTCAGCGCTCCCGACTGCTTCGTTGAGCGCGAGCTCGGCGCTGTCCAGGTAGGCCGCTGCTTCGCGAACTGCATCGCGCTTACCCGCGGCGTGTTCGTCCGCTTTCAACTGCGCCGCCTTGGCGCGCTCGAACGCCTCAACCGCCTCGGCATGCAGCCGGCGCAGCTGCGCGACGTGCACCGCGTGTGCGCGGCTACCCTCGACCTGGCGCTCCTGCTCGTGCAGCTCCTGGCCGAGCTTCATGCGCTCCGCGTCCAGGGCGACAACTTCCGGCCGTTCGTTCAGCTCGGTGATCTTCGCCCGCACGTCGTATGCGGAACCCCCACCTTCTGCCACCTCGGTCACTCTTCCGCCTTCACTACAGCGCATGGCGCGTAGGCAACACAGTCGTTGCTGCCGTCGGCGCGTTCGATGATCGTGCTCATGATCGGACGCCCGTGGGCGTTTGTCTGCACTTCCTCGCGACCGACATAGTCCTCACGCTCACGCGCGATGACCTTGGCATCCGTGCCGACACGCAGCATCGGCACAGTGAGGCCGGCCAGAGAGCCACCCGACCGACAGGCGTGGTAGCGGGTATGCGGGCTGACCTCGCGGGTGACCGCAGTCTGGGGGCACGACGGACAGAACCATCGAACCACCGGAGGTTCAAAGAGCGTGGCTCCGAGTAGGTTCATCCGTCGCACCCCCGTTCCGTCAGGAGACCCAGAACCGCGGCACGACGTTCAGCGCGGTGGCGCTGGTGATCGTAGACGGCGGCGCTGTGGTCAGACCGGAGCCGCTGGACTCGGCCAGTGCCGACGTGCCGGTGACCCAGGACGCAAGGGCGTAGTTGCTGCCCAAAAGCGTGGGGATGGTGGTGGCCGTGACGAACAGGCCCACACGGTAGATCGCCGTCTTCGGCACGGTGTACGCCGTGGACAGCGCCAACGAGATGTTCGTGTTGGCCGCGATCGCGCCGGAGGTCTGGTCGGCGGACGCCCCGAGGAGCGCGGGGGTCGCGGCGTCCGAGTAGAGGCCGACCGCCCAGTGGGTCATGGTGCCGCCGGCTGTGTTGCCGGTGGTGAAGCCGATGTTGGTGACCACATCACCGGCACGCAGGTGGATGCGCACGTTGGTGAAGATGCCGGTCGCCGCGATAGCAACCGAGGTCAGGCCGATCGGCGGATGATTGGTGCGGTAGAACGTGTCCGGGGACGACGGGTCCCAGACGTTGGCCATCTCCCAGAGATCGCCGATCGGCCGGCGGTAGCCGCCGCGTGCCGCGGTCATCGGCCAGCCTCCTTCGCCCTGACCTGGATCTGCGCCTTGGTCAGGCGGTCCGCCTGCTCCTGCGACAGGCCGAGGTGCTCAACGCCGTAGGCACGCCACTCAGCCACGGTCGCTGTGTCAGCCGGAGCGTTGGGCGTGGATCCAACCGTCGATCCCTTGGGCAGTTCGACGATCTCAGGTCCACCTTCGCTCGCCACCCTTGAGGTCTGTGGCGGGTTCCGCTTCTCCGGGCCGGTCTCCGTCGAGGTGACCTGCGGGTCGCGGTCGTTGTCGGCCTCGGATTCCTCGGCCTTGCGCACCAGTTCGGCGTGCCGAGCACGGAGATCGTCGAGCTTGTCGACCTTCTCCAGCCGCTTGATCTCGCCCTCCAGGTAGGCCGCTTCGGCCTCCGGAGTGCTGGTTGCCTTGCGGATCGCGTAGACCGCCGACTTACCGTCCAGCGGTTCGACGCCGTAGCCGGCGGACAGGAAGTACGCCAGCCTGTTGGCGGACATCTGATCGACGACGTCGATCTCCGCGCAGCCATCCTCGAAGCGGGTCGGCTGAGCCTCGCCCACAGTGCCGGAGAAGTCCGGAACACCGGCGATGATCTTGAATCGTGCCATGGTGATCCCTCCCCTCACTGAACCGTGATCGAGCGGTAGACGCCGCAGCATCGGGTGCTACGGAGGACGAACGCAGCCGGGCCCAGCTCGACTTCGGCAAGCTTGACAGCGCCCGCGGTGGAGAAGTCCGGCAGCCAGGTCCGGATCAGCGGCGCGCCGGCAACGGACGCCATGTGCGCGGCGTCCAGGCCGAGGTTCACCGCGAAGATTTCCGACACGTTGGACGTGATCGGGATGATCGGGTTGGTACCGTCAGCGCGGTCCCCGATGTCGATCAGCGCCCAGTCCTTGTAGGTGGGAATGATGCGGTCGAAATTGTCCCGCGTCTCGGTCGCCAGGTTGGCCAATCGCATCAGCCGCTGGAACTGCGTGAAGGCCACCGTGTTGAACAGCAGCGCTCGGGTACCCGGGTTGACACTGCCTGGCATGCCCGGCGTTGCGGAACCGACGCGCGAAGCAACCAGCTTGCTCAACCAGATGTCGATCTTGTCGAATTCCGCCGCGGCGAGAAGCGACGTGTTCGGCGTGACCCAGTTGGTGGCCGTGGTCAGCTCGGTACTGGTGCCGGTGAGCCCCTTGCTCAGGCCGTCGAAGCCGTTCGCGTCGACAGCAGTGTCCCCGTAGAGGAAGTCCCTGACGACACGCTCACGCGTGGCAATCAGGAGTTCCGGCATCTGGAAGTTGACCTCATTGCTCTGCGCCGGCCCGAGGGTGGCCAGGTCGCGGTCGACTTCGAACGATCCACCGTAGGGCTTGAGCGAGACCGAGTAGATCGCGCGCGTCGCCTTACCGGGGACGAACTCGGTGTTGAATGCACGCGGCGCCGCACTGGCGCCCGTGCTCTTGCGGACGTAGGTGTAGCCCAACGACCCGCCGCCGGTGGCCGGCGTCGAGGTGTCGTCGAACACGAGGTTGTCGAACAGCCAGCTGTTACGCCGGAAGTCGTCGATCACGCCGTAGTCGATGTCGTTGGTGCTGTTGACCTGCGCCTGCGCCAAGGTGATTGGCACAGCGTCTCTTCTCTGTCAGGTGACCAGCGGCTGGTTAGCCGCCGTAGTGCCGCTGAATTGCCAGGGCCAGCGGAAGCCGCTGGTTCGCCGCGGGTGGCTGTTGAAAGCCTCCTGCGGCCGGGGCCTGGCCACCCGGCGGAACCGGCTTCGGCTCCGGTTCCAGCTTCAGCCGGGGATTCTTCTCGACCTCTGCTTTGACCATCGCCTCGACCTTGGCGCCGAAGTCGTCGGCAGCCGGATCGAGCGCGGCAAGCGCCGCGCGGTGGTTGCGCTCCAGGAGCGCTCCCACCAGATCCTCATCCGCGCCCAGCGCCCGGCACGCCTGGCCGACCTTCTTGTCGACCTTGGCAAGCCTGACCTCCCTCTGCGCCGCGTTGAGCTGCTCCGCCAGCTTGGCCGGATCGACTTCCGCCGGCTTCACACCGAGTGCCTCGGCGAGCGTCTTCAGAACGTCCGCCTTAGCCGCCTCGGCCGCCGCCGTGCGTGCCGTGTCCCGCGCCTTGCCGCCCTCTTCGGCGGCGATGCGCTTGCGCTCCGCGTCCAGCCAGGCCTTCATCTCCGCCGGAGGATTGGCCGGATCGAATGCGGGTACTGCCGCTGGTGTCGGTACCGGCGCGGCCGGCTGAGCCGGTGCGCCGCTGCCTGCCTGCGGCTCGGTTCCCGGACCTCCGGGCGCCGTGCGCAGATAGACCTTTCTCCCCCGTCGGACAAACATGCGCGCTCCCTGGCTCGCTCAACCATCAGGCCACCTGACCTTGGTGAGCGTCATGATACAGCCCGGTACCCGATGTCAACCCTTTCACGTCGCTGATCACGCCGGATGCCCAGGTTGGCCGACGCGGCGACGTGCGCTGTTATCTCAGCCTGCTTGGCGATGCGCTTCTCACGCGCCTCGGCACGTGCAGCGTCGTCCAGGGCGGCGGCCTCCCTCAGCCGTAGCTCCCGCACCCGCCGCTCCAGCGCCCGGAGCCGGTCGCGCGCTTTCTGGCCCTCGGGATCGGGGCGCGTCACCGGCCGGCCGGTCAGCCCGACGCGGTACGTGCCGAGTCGACAGCGACAGCGTGGATGGAACAGCCCGGCCACCCTCGCCTCCGCCAGCGAACCGGCCGCGCGCACTGTGACCATCCGCTCGGGCGTTGCCTCGCTGGGTACAACGACCGTCGTACCGCCGAGGCCCGAACTGTCGACCGTGAGGATCTTCCCCATCCACCTGCGGCAGCGCTCACACTCCTGCGGACCGGATGACACGATGAGCAGATTGCGGCCATCGGCGCGCATCTGCCCCAGCTGCCCGTCGATGGCCGCCTGCGTCGCCGCGGTCTGCGCGGCCATCTCGACGTATCCCGCGAGCGACCAGCGTCGACCGGCCCGGTCGGTGAAGCCCGTGATGCCGGACTCCATGGCCTGGTTCAAGGCCCGCTGGACGCTGCGCCGGCGCGACAGCTCCGTATCGCCGGTGCCGGTGAGTTGGATACCGCCAGCCAGGACGGCCGAGCGGTAGGCCTGCGCGGCGGCCTCGACCGCGTACCGCTCGGCACCGCGGAGCCGGTTCGCCAGCAGGGCTGTGCGCGCAGTCGGGTCGGATCGATAAACTTGTCCGCGCCCTGGCGCGTCGGTGCGCGCCCGTTCAGCGCCGTGCGCCAGGGCGTCCATCAGCGCCTGCCGGGCCAGGCGATCGGCAGCAGGGGAAGCGCTGCCGATCAGATTGGCCGCCCAACGGCGCACCTCGCCCAGCTCGGCAAGCCGGCGCTCCGCCCAGTCGCTGCCCGCGATTCCCCGCGCCAGGCGCCCGGCGATGCCGCCGGCCAGGCGCGCCTCGATGCTGCCGTACAGCGCGGCCAGACGCTGTGCGGCCTCGGATGCGAACGCCCGGTCAGCCATCGCAAGTAAGGCAGAGGTAGCTGTACCCGTCCGACACCAGCACGGCTGAACATGCCTTGCAGTGGTAGTGCTCTTCCTCGTCGGGTATGTCCGGATTACATAGATTGCACAGCTCCGGAGGATATTCGCACATCACGGAACGTATCCGGCCGGGACGCGGCCATTGTTCATGGCCGCGGGGTCCGTCGAGGTCGGCGCCGCCGCGACCGGATCGTTCGGTGCTGGGTCGGGCGCCGGGGCGTCGAACGCGCCTGGGTCGGTCGGGGCGGAGGCGGTGATGGCCGCCTGTTCGCCCTCGATCGCGTCCGCCTCAGCGTTGATCTCGTCCTTGTCCCAGTCCGGGTGCGCCATGGCGATCTTGGTGCGTAGGCTGATCGCCTTGGCGCTGTCCAGGAGCTGCACGACCTGCGCATCCTTGACCGGGTCCGGCGTCACGCCGTCCGGGAACTTGACCGTGCACGTCGTGCCGGCCTGACTGCCCTTGCCGCTGAAGTACAGCGCGTCGAGTGCCGTGATGACGTTGGCGGAGTCCTGGAGCGCCGGCAGGGCGTAGCCGACCTTGCGGGCTCTCGTGCTGATCGTCCGGGCACCACGCTGGCCTACCTCCGTGGCGGTCGCCTGCGCACCGGACGCCTCTTCGCCGAACGCGTCGGCGCTGAAGCCCGCATGGCGGACGATGTTGCGCCACGCCGCTGCACAGGTGCGCTCGTAGTCGTCGGTCCGGATCGTGAACGCCGTTGCCTCGATCTGGAGGGCGGCCTGTGGGTCCAACTCCTCGACAGCGGTAAAGATGCGTTGATCGGGGTCGAACGTAGCGCCCTTGCCTGGCCCGAGCCCGCGGGTGTACTCCCTCGGAACAATCAAACGGTGACGGGCGAGGCGTAGCTCATCCATCCACCGCGACCACGCTTCATCCAGGGCCTGCATCGAGGCGATGCCACCACCCTGGTAGTCCGACCGGCCGATCGGCTCGCCGGGGCACTCGCGGTTGGGTAGGACGTTCGGCTGATGGATCACGTCGAGCATCGGAATGCCGGTTCCGATGGCGCCGTTGTCGTCGACCAGCTGAGCGAACCGCGCGAACTCGGGATTGCTCGCGAGTGGCACCGGCTTGCCGAGCTTGTCCGGCCCGCCAAGTCGGAGCTGGTGGTAGATCACTCCAGGTTCGTGACGCTCCAGGTGGCGGAGCACGCCGTTGCGTCCGTCGGGCACGACACGCCAGAACGTCACTGCGGCCAGCCTGCCGTAGCGCCACTCGGGCAGCGCGCAGTATGGCGGCAGCGCCTCCAGGATCGGGTGATCGGCGATCTCCGCATCCACGGCCACCCGGTAGTACGTCGACCCATAGGCGCTAGCCAGCTCGGCGCCTTCGGCAAACGCCGCGTAGGCGCCACCACGCGTCAGGATCTCCTGAAGTCGGTCGGTCGCCGGTGTCGGTCCGTCGAGGGTGAATTTGGGTGGTTCCGCGTAGAGGATGTCCGCGTTGAGTGCGGCAATGTCCGAGGCCGCCGGAACGTGAATCCGTTCCATGTCCCCTTCGGTGCCGATCTGTGGTGCTCCCCAGAACAGCCGACCGAGAAACCCGTACAGGCCGCCGGCGCGCTGACTCGGGCGAACGTCGAGCACCCCGCCAGTCGTGTTGCGGTAGAAGTTGCTCAGCTCGCTCGGTTGCCCGCGGTACCAGACGCCGTACTCCGTAAAGAGGTCGGCCAGCCGCGGATCGCCCGGCGGCCACTGTGCGTCTGGACCCCACGTGATCGGCATGGCGCCAGCGTACGGCCTATATCGGCGCAGGCGTACCGAAGATGTCCCGGTACCAGACGTGCCGCGTGCTGTAGACCGCGTACCGCGGACCGGCGTCGATGTGGTGATCGTCGATCTTGAGCGGCTTCTCCTCGCCGACACGGGCCGCCCGCTCATCCCAGACGTAACCGGGGATCTCATCGCGCAGGCCGGCGCACTCTTCGGCCACGACCAGCTTGCCGGCGGCGATCAGCGAGCTGGCTACCCGAATCGAGTCGTTGACCTCGTTGTCGGCCGCCCTGGTTGGCATGCCGTCGCGGTAGAGCTGGACGCGGTAGGACGCCGCGGACGGGTCGACGGCGATCACGTCGGGGGCGACGCCGCGCAGGTCACCCTTGACGCCGGGCAGCTGTGCCTCGCGCAGCCAGCGCCGGTGCCGTTCGCTGTACTCGACGTCGGACAGCTGGCGCCGCTCGCGCCGACTGTCGTACCGAAACTCATGGGGGATGTAGAGCGCGCTTCCGTCGCCGTCCAGGTCGGGCCCTATGCCCAGCGTGTGCGCGGCGAACGGATTGGAGGTTCCGTAGTCCACCCCGCAGGCCAGCCAACGTCGAATAGGCGGAATTTTGGCGAAGGGCAGTACGTTGCGCGTTTCGTCCCATTCACTGAAGACGGAGCCCTCGGCCATGCACCATTCGCCGAGGATGTTGCGCCGGTAGAACACCCCGACATACTCGCGCTTGAGGCGTGCCACGAAATCCGGATCGAGACTCGGGTTATCGTCAAGCGTGAATGAGAAGACGCCCATGTCGAGGGCGTCATCACCCCATCGCTGAATTACGCTGCCGTCGCGCTGGATCTGGTACCGGGCGCGCTGGATGTGGTCACGGTTCAGCCAGTGATTCTTCGACTCGGGGTTACCTGTGCCGAACCATTTCCCGCCACGCACAGATAGGCGCGTCCGTGCCATCGAAAAGACATCCTCGGGCCAGCGCGGCACCTCATCGCCGTACCATCCGGCCAGAGTCATACCGGCGATCTTGTTCACCGCGCCGATGTCGTTGGCGCCGCAGAGGTAAACGCGCCGACCGAGAATCTGTGCTTCGCCGGTGCCCATCGTCACCTTGGCGCGCCGCGGTCCGATCATGCCCACGATGGCGTCCAGGGCATTGCGCTTGAGCGTGCGCTCCGTCTTGCCGATCATGGCCAGGTCGCCCGCCGGTCCGTTGACCAGGAACTCAAGCCAACGGATCAGCGAGCAGACTGTCTTGCTCGACCGGACCGCGCCTTCCCAGAGGTTGCCGGCATAGTCGGAGCGCTGAACGCTGGCCCGTTGCTTGCCGACCAGCGCGTCATACCTCATCGGCCCGAACTTCAGCCGACCTGCCCGAGAGCCCGGCGATCCAGGCCGACACGGCGTCCGCGTCGCGCGCGTCCGCATCATATTGATCAAGCATCTTGTGTTTGTCGGCCGCAATGGCCGCGGTGGTCAGCAGAATCTGGCGATCCTTGACCGGCACGAAATGAATACTGCGCATTTCGAAGGTATTGTCTTTGCCCCCGAAATTGAACACCTGATATTCGTCAGCATTGGCGTCCCGAATGGCTCTTTCGGCCTCCGTGAGAAACGCCTCGGCGAGCTTTTCTCGGCGTTGCGCGAGGGATAGTTTGAGCGCTTCTGTCGCCTTTTCTGTACGCGCTCGTGTCTGCGGAGAACCGAATCCCTGAATCTCGGTATCCTCCTGGACAATGCGTCGAACGGTGGACTCGGAAACGCCGTGGCGCTGCGCAAGCTTGCGCGCCGACCCCTCCAGCGTGCCCACCGTCCGCCGAGCATCGGCAGCGATCCGCTGACGCAGTGCGTCGGGGATCACGCGCGGCTTACCCACATGCACCCCCTCCGACCTGCGCTGAAGCTACAGGATACCTGCGTCAGTATGCGTCATCGTGCGCTGCCCGATCATCACGCCGTACGGCAGGCCGTTACGCCAGAACGCCATGATCGTCGGCGGACGCCCCGAGGGACGCCACTGAACACTGATCAGCGTATCCAGCTTCGACCAGTTCGCCGAGGCCTTGCCGACGGCCGTAGTAGCCGAGTCCGACCGCCGGGCGATCGACAGCAGTACGCGCCCGCCGACCCGCTCAGCCAGAGCCCGAGCCCGCGGCGGCAGGCGCTCGTCATCTCGGCCGACCTCCGCCGCGGACACCACCTTCGACTTGCGCAGCGACACCGCGGCCTCGGGCCGGGTCTCGCGCGGCCAGGACACCCCGCGCGGCGACCCGCCGGCCGCGTTCATGGCAGCGATCGCCTCATCCACCTGATGATGCCGTCGCAGGCAGGCCGAACACCACGGGTCCCGCAGGTGCTCCAGGACCACGATGGCGGCACGCCCGCACCCACCGAGGCAGGACGCCCGGTACCGCCATCCGTCGCCAGCCAGCTCGGCTTTCATGGGTCGACCTCACGGCCGTCATCGTCGCGCTCAGCATGCAGGATCGCGCTGAGCCGATCGAACAGCTGCGTCTGTCGAGGGAGGGGTGGGAGACCGCGCTCGGCGCGCGCCTCCATGCCCATCATCACCCGACGCAGTGCAGCCTTCGTCTCGCCGATCTCGATCCCGAGACGCGAAATTCGATTCACCTGCGGCCTGTCACTCACACCGGTTCCCAGTGCCCGTCGCGGCAAACCAACGTGTGATGTGTCTTGCCCGACTGCACATCGACATTCTGGCCGTCGAGCTGACACTGTCCACCGACCCGTGGTTCCGGCTGCTTCGCCGTACCACCACCAGCGCACGCAATAGCAACGATCATCGCGGAGAACCCCACGGCGATCACCGTCGACAGACAACCCGGCTTGGTGTGCTTACCCATCAGAACCCCCTCGGAACAGGTTGTGCGCCAACGACGCGGACAATCGCCTGGTGCGCCAGCACGGCATCACGCTCACGCCGAGTGACTGCGGCCATCGCAGGAACAGTGCGCACCGCGATGTACTCCCCGGTCGGATGATCACCGGCAACATGCTTGTGTGAGTGCAGCGAAACCACCTGCACATCATCAGCCCAGACTCCAGCAGTGGTCAGCGCATCGAGTAGATTGCGATCGATCTTGTCGATGTCTCCGACGTTGGCCTGTGTCGCCAACATCGCGCCGTCCGCACATGGCAGCCAGGCAACGTGCACCACTTCGACACCGAGCGGTGGATCGATCCGCCGCCAGCCGTAAGCCGAAACGGCTTTCTCAGCCTCCTCGACAATCAGCGCCGCGCGATCCTTCGACGCCCGTGTATGTAACACCTGACCATGCCGGCCAGTGTCCACGCTGCCTTTCGTCCGGGCGATTCCCGGAACCCAGAACTCCAGAGCGGCCATCACACCCACCCGCCATTGCCAGCCGGACGAGTACCAACGATCGTAAACGAATCAGTCACCATGCCGGTCAGTTCACGTTCCACGTAGGACTTGACGCCGTCCCAGGGGACCTCGCGCACTTCGGCCGCCGTGCCCATCTCGAAACGGATGAGATCGAAAAGCACGGACTGGTACACCATACCGTTGTCCATGACAACGAAAACCAGCACCTTAATCGGCTTGGCTTTCGTTTCCTTCTCAACAATCACCATCATGAGCCATCTCCGATATCGGTCGTGTTCAGGTGTTCACACAAACCCGACAGACGATCCTCCAGGAGATCGATCTGTCGACCGCGCAACTGGAGCGCAGCCTCCAGCGCCTCGATGCGCTCCTGCTGTTCGCGAACCAGCTTCCCTTGTTCGGCAATCACCTTCACGGCTACGCCGAACGGATGAGCCAGGCCCAGAACGCCGGCCATCCCGAGCACAGCTGCGTCCCTGGCATTCGGAGCCTGACCAGAGAGCAGCTTCTGGGCTTCAGAGATCATCTTGTCTTGATTGTCCGACGAATCCATTGCTTTGATAGCTTGATACAACTCTTCCATTATCTACTCCCTGTAAACACATAAGACGGAATGTACGGATCGATACGCCTAGTTGCCAGTACAGCCGATATGCGAGAACTGACCTCCCCCGCGGTGCCCTCCGTGCTGACCCCCAGCTGCGCGGCAATCCTGAGCTGCCCCCCGGAGGCTGGTTTCGCACGCCAGGATCGCCCCCTGGCCGCCGTAAGCCGCTCGACGGTAGTCACGGACTGCTCGGCCACGGCCATCGCGTCCACGAGGCTCTCAGCGCTCCGGGTGAGCCACTGACCGGTGCCATGTATGTGGCGATCCATGCTGATAACGTCCATTTTAGGATAGCCGAGCGGCGACGGCAGGATGGCGATATACCGCTGGCCGGCCTCCAGGAACCACACCCCGGCTCGGGTCTGCATCCACGCGGCGGGGCTGTTGCCGAACAGATCGATCACGTCGTACGCCAACGCGCCGTCCACGTACTCCGGCTCGAAGTCCAGCGCTACCGGCTCCTCGACCTCGGCGAACAGCTCCTCGGTGTCGATCTCACCGTCCGCCTCGACCTCATCCGCCTCGATTCGCTCAGCGGCCTCCGGTCCGAACAGCTCGATCCGTGCCGCCAGCGAATGCCGCCGCGACGCACCAACCACGTCCAGCACCAGCGCGGTCCGGTGTTCCCGATCGCAGCAGGGCGTCAGCAGGTTGCCGGCGTCGCCCTCGTGGACCGGGCACCACGGCCTCAACCCCCGCCCGGCCATCTGCACGTACAGGCCGGAGTGCATGGTCGGGCGAGCAATCACCACGACGGACGCCATGGGTAGGTCGGTACCTTCGGTGAAGACGCCACAGTTCGACAGAATCTGGACACGTCCGGCGCGGAAATCATCCAAAATCCGGCGGCGAGCATCACCGGGCGTCTTGCCGTGCACCAGCTCGCAGGTGAAGCCCTCATCGCGCAACGCGTCCCGGATCACCTCGGCGCTGTGCACGGTCGGCGCGAACGCGAAGCCCTGACGGTCCGCGGCATGCTCCCGGTACGCCTCGGCGATGCGCTTGGGTGCCAGAGACCCCTCGATGGCCTCGCCCAGCGCACCATCGGCGTAGTCCCCGCCGGTCGTGCGGACCCGGCGCAGGTCGAGGTCGGCCACCCTCACCGCAATGCCGACGGGCCGCTTGAGCCACCCGTCGCGGATGGCGTCCGGCGTCCCGTAGACGTGCGCAATGGACGACCACACGTCGCCCAGCGCCAACTCGTCGCCGCGGCTCATGGTGGCCGTCACGCCGAGCGCCACCGCCCGGCCCGCCGCCGGCCCGGTCCCCATCGCCCCGTAGTGCTCCAGCACGCCGAGGTAGGAATCCGCCGCCGCATGATGACATTCGTCGATCACCACCAGTCCGACGTCGCGGATCATCCGGCGGCGCCGCTCGGACCGCAACGTCGGCACCGAAGCCATGATCGCCCGCGGGAGCGTCTGGTTCCGCTGACCCATCACCACCCCGACCGGCCGGCCGAGCTGAGCGGCCAACCTGCGGGCACCCTGGTCCACCAGCTCGATCCGGTGCGCTACGAGCAGTGCCCGGCGCTTCGGGTTGCGCTCCAGCCACCGCCCGACGATTGCGCTGAACGTCGTGGTCTTGCCGGTGCCGGTCGCATGCACGATGGCCGTCCTGCCCGCCCCGCGCTCCCAGTCGGCCTCGACGGCGGCAACGGCCTCGACCTGATGCGGCCGGAGATCGATCATCGACCAGACAGCCAGTCGATCGGATCACCACGACGTTCGGCGGCCCACAGTTCAGCAACGGCGGTTTCGATGATCGCCTGCTGGCTCACCTTCCGGTCGAACGCCTGCCCGTTGATCCAACGGAGCTGAGCAACAGGCAGGCGCACAGTCGTCTGTCGACGCTCCGTCGACTCATTGATTTCCGCATCCATAACATCACGATACCACGCTACGACAGTCCGGCACAGCATCCGATCGGCAGATCCTCGCGATCGAGCCGACCCCAGCACGGGCACCCCGGATTCCAGGACCACCCATAGACCGGGTCCGGACCGTACCGGCACCACTTCCATGATCGCTCCGAGCACCGGCACGGGTACCTCTCGGCCAACGCCGTCCCGGCGATCAGCCACACACCCACCCTGATACTTGTAGCCATATGCCCCCACCTACTTTCTGTTGCTGTAGTCGTCGTCGGTGTCGGGACGTCGATCGTCGGCGCCCCCTTAATAGGGGCGCCGCCGACGATCTTGCCGACGTTCCCTGTTGGCACGATCATTTTCGCTCCGACATCGACGCCGACGCTATTTCCGCAGCTCAGGGACCTGTCATTGATCTTGTCGACGCAATCCGACGATCTTGCCGACGACATTACTCTCTGTCGTTCCGACGACTACATCCGACGCATACACTCGGTATCTACTCACCGTGCGTAACAAGGATCTTGAACGCCTCGGACCTCGTACCCGGCAGGCTCCAGGAGGGCCATCCCGTCCGAACCGCGGTTCGACGTCAGCACGCCGTCCGGTCTCTGATCCTCGACCATGACCACCGTGAAGCGCGACTCGCCGATCTGCTTGGCGATCAGCCCCAGTTCGATCAGCTCCCGCCAGGCCAGCCGCCACGCGTCCCGCCCAGTCGAGCTGCGCCTGTCCAGGTCGGGCACCGCCTTGTCGAAGAACAGCGACATGATCTCCGCACGGGTGCCACCCTCGACCGCATAGACGCGCCGGATCTCCCGGAACAGCGCCCGCGCCCGGCGCCGGTGCACCGGCTCGCTCGCTGGGCCGTCGTCGGGCACGTCGGCGCGCTCGATGTCGCCGGACCACACCGGCACCACGCCGAGCGGCCTGACCGTCACGTTGGCCAGCACAGGGCGGCCGTCGGCAAGATCGTCGGATCGCGTCGGCGCGACGTCGATGAGCTCGAACAGCACGTCGTCCGGCTCCGCGTCGTCCTTGCTCTTGGCGCCCCGGATCAGGATCTGGCGCCCGTTGCGGGTCGCCAGCAGTTCCGTCTGCAGGGCGCCGGTCACCGCGGTACTGCCGCGCCCGTGGCTACCGGCCCGGCCGGTGTGGTGCACCAGCAGTACACACGCCCCCGTGGCCGACCTGAGGGCGTCCAGGGCGTGCACCAGCTCACCCATGACCCGCGCGTCGTTCTCGTCCGCCCCGACGCTCACCCGCGCCTGCGTGTCGACCACCACGAGCGCCGGCCCGACCTCCACCAGCACCTCGACCCATGCATCCCACTCCGACCCGACGGCCTGGACCGGTCGCGGCATGAACAGCACATTCTGCATCGCAGTGCCGTGATGCGCCTCCCATGCGTCCAGGCGGCCGCCTACACCCTCATCCCCCTCGGCCACCAGGTAGACGACCGTGCCGCCGTGCGTCGCCCGCCCGGCCCACGGCATGCTGGCGGCCACCCTCGCCGCCAGGTCGAGCGTCACGAACGACTTCCCGCAGCCCGACGCACCGTTGATCCGGGCGAGGGTGTTGCGGTAGAGCAACCCCTCGACCAGCGGGCGCAGGCGAGGGCGCGCCCGCATGGCCGCCGGCGTGAGCAGTTCGGCGCGGAGGGAGGCCACCCTCGCCGCCCGGTCGCCCGCGTCGATCTCCGCGATCCGCCGCTTCGCCTCCCGTCGCACCAGTTCCTGCGACATGGCACGCGTAACGGCTGTTTCCCAAGGGTCATCAGCCGCAACGGCCACAGAAGCGATTCCCACCTCTGTACCCACACGCGGGACACCGGGGGCCGAAGTGGGTGCACCATTCGCCACAGACGTGGTCGGCGGGTGCATCGACAGCGGAGCGGCGAGCGTCGGCCGCTCGGCGGCAGCGCTCGTACCATTCGGCGAATGCCCTCCGGCGCCATTGCCGGAGTAGGGGAAAGGGGGCGGCTCCCACGGCGGCAGGGCCGGCCCGAGCGGCGCGGGCGCGGTCGGGTCGTCCGGCGGCAGGGTGGCCTTCGTCGCGCCGACCCTGCGCACCGCCGATTGCCAGATCGAGGCGATCTCGGTCATCGGCACGGTGATGCCGAGCGGATGCGCACCCGTGGCGTCCACCCATCCCCGGCGCACCTGGTTCTGTTCGGCCGCGCTGAACCATCCGGCGTTCAGAAATTCGACGATCCGGCAGGCCACTCGAAACGCGAGATCGTTGCGGTTTGTCTCAGCCTCGCGCAACTCGGTCAGCATGTCGTTCACGGCCGCCCTGGCGTACCGTGGTCCCCGGTCGCCTTCCGGGGCTCCGCTACCCGGGATAGAGCGCGAGGGTGAAGGCGACCATTCGGCCGGCGTGGCGATCGACCTTGTGGTAGGGACGTGTTGCGCCGGCCGAATCATATCCAGCAGCCATGCCGGCGCCGCGTACGGCGGAGCGTCGGTCAACTCGACGTAGGTACCCTTGCCGCTCACGCTCGGCGGCGCGACCACCTGACCGCCGGTCCCGCGCACGTCCAGGCCGGCCGGCAGCGTCCCGCGGCGATTGGTCACCTCGAAGTCCGCCGGCAGCTCGAACCGCCAGTGGTTCCCCCCGCCGCCGGTCTGCGTGTGCGGCATGACAAGACGCTGGACAATCGAGACAACCTCGGCCTCATTCGCCGAGCCGGCCTTTTCTGCGCTCGTGGGATCGTAGTCGAGCACCCAATGCCCCGACGGCGCGCCGGTCGCGATGCCGATGTTCAGCGGTGCGCAGGCCAGCGCTCCGACCCAGTAGTCCGGATCGCGGTTGACGCCCCTCTGCCACTCCCGGGCGACCGGATGCTTGCCGGCGGACCGGCACTCCGCATTACCGCATGAACAGTGACGATCGGGGCGGATGTAGTGCAAAGGCACCAGCGCCCACCCGAGAGACAGATACCGCTCAATGGCTGCCATTTTGTCAGCATTTGCGGTGATGTATGGAGTTGTGTTATCATCCATGCGAATACTCCCTGTATTCCCAGACGCACCCCCGAGTCGGGAGCACGACGCTACGCTTCAACCCCCGTGTGGCGTAGTGCTACGCGGACCCGACTCGGGGGTGCGTCGCCGCCTTCCCGGTCACACGCCGTCGGACGCGCGGCAGACCGGCGTCCACGGCCTCACGGATGATCTCGGCAAGTGCGACCCGCGCGGAGGCCGGCCCGCGGCGGCGCTGCTCCAGGGCGCGCAACTCTTCGATCTCCGCAATCATGGCTGCGTCGAACAGGCAGGGAATCTGTCGTTGGCTCATTCAACCACCGTAGTTGACACGACTCCCGCCGGTCAACTAGCTTGGTTGACATGCCCAAGGTGAGCTACAACCCATTCCATGGCCACGCCAAGCGTGAAGGCAAGTCTGCCGTCGCGAGCGTGTCCGTCCGACCGACGTTGCCGGGAACCACGGCAGAACGCGCCACCCTGGCCGGTGCGCGCGGCATTTCCGCGATTCCGATCAACAACGGGCATCGCGAGCGGGCCTACCTCCGGCAGACCGGTCGACGGTCACTCACCCCGCGCCAGCGACGCCGCTTCGACCACAAGCACAACCGGACAATCGACTTCTATGCGGCCGCTGCCGCCGAATATGCATACGAGTTAGGACGGACGCGATGATGATCCGTATCTGGAATGGTTGCAGGGTCGTCTGCCTGGTGGACGTCGGAGATGAAGGCGGATACACGATTTCCGGTCCGACCGGCGGCGCAGAGAACGGCGGACGCCCTGACGTCGACTATGACCCATGGAAGGGGTACGTGGTCGATCACAAGCATGCTCCGGGCGAGGTCGTCGTAATCGAGCCGGCATTATGACCGACGTCGTGGGACGGCTTGTCCGGTGGTATCTGCGAGAGCCCAAAATAGACATTCCACGATGGGCCATAGCGGCTTCGCTGGCCTGCTCGATCGCAGCGCCGGCAGTCATCATCGCCGGTGGATGCGCAGGCATCGATCTCGTCGGCCTCGGCGCGTTTCTGGCGGCTGTAGCAATCCTGATCAGAATCGGTGGGTCGCTGCCGATCGGCCGAAAGGATGCACCATGATCGCCACCCATAACTGGTCGGACGACGCCAACAGTTGGTATGTCCAGACAGATGGAACCTCGATCAAGGTGCTGTGTACCGACAGCTCCTATGAAGCCGAACCGGTCGAGATGGGAGCGCAACTCGCCCGCCAATTCGCAGACGCACTGCTTGCTGCAGCCAGCGAAATCGATCCACCGCCATCGAAGTATGTGGACCTGTACGAATGGCGACGCCAATCGGATGGCGCAATACTGCGCACCGCCACGGTTCCCTCAGACATGTCGTTGGCTATGGACATTGCAGACCTTTGGTCGGACGCCCCGATCGAAATCTGGCGCAAACGCAGAGCCGAACCGTTCATCAAGATCTCTACCTATCACAAGGATGGTTCGGTGACCATGCCGTGAAATACGAGCTACGCCCGGCGTTCGCCGTCGGCCCGTACGACATCGCCGTCGGCGCGCTACCGACCGGGCCGGCCTCGCCGGTGACCGTCGCGGTGCCCGAGCTGCCGGACGCCGTCGCCAATCTGGCCCGCGCCGGCCTACTGGAAACGATTATCAGTTACGACACCGAGGAGACGGCCGATGCCAACGGCCAAGCAACTGCGTGAACAGGCCGACCTCCAGGCCGTGCGCGACCGCCAGCACGCCGAGCGCCTGCGCATGTCCGGTGACAACGAGGATCGGCTGCGCGAGATCATCGGGGACGTGGCCGCGGTTCTGACTGAGCGCGCTGAACACGTTGAGGCCGACAACCGCAAGGGCGCCAAGGGTGTAGCCGGGCGTCTGCGTACCGCGGCCGATGAGGTGACCGAGCTGGCCGCCCTCCTGGACGCCAACCCCGCACCCACGTCGAGTGGGCCGAACCCCCATCGCGAGCCGCTCAAAGAGATTCCTCTGCACAGCGCGGACTCGTTCGTCACGCCGAGGGTGGCCGCCGACCTCCGCCAGGAGGTCGAAGCCGCGGAGAGCACCGACGCCAAACTGGAAGCGGCGTTCGGCCCCGTGCGTGCTGCCTTCGCCAGCGTCGACCAGGCAGACGCAGCTAAGGACGGGGTCATCCACATCACCACGGGCGCCGCAGGTGGTCAGCCTGACGGGCTGGGATGGACCTGGTGTGGCGAGGCGACCGGCACGCGCGGGTACCGCGGCTCGGCCACCTGCCCAGCCTGCATCGAGGCGTGGGAAGCCTCGCGCGCAGGGCGTCCGGCGCTCGCCACCGCGCAGGTCAATGTTCCGCCGCCGGAGACCCTGCCGGCGCCCGGCGAGAACCCATACGAAGCCGCGATGCAGCTGTTCCGTGACAACGCAGCTGAGATCGAGCGTATGTCAATACCGG